CAACGCCGCCGTGACCTTTCTTCGCGGCGCCGGCGCCAAAAACATCGCCGCCGCGCTGCGCACCAACGCTTATCACGTTAATCGGCTCTTCGCCAAACTCGGCATCGTAAAAAAGTAAAAGGCCCTGGAGGGCAACCAAGTCCCGATGGATGTCAACTTGGACTTCGTCTACGAGTTCGTGCGTACCGGCACGAGCGAAAACATCACGCCGGTTGACGCCCTCAAGGGCGTTGGCGGTGCCGCTGAGTGGGTCAGCGCTTCGGACGATCCGTGCGAGCCGTACTGCGTGGACATCGAAGTCGAGCACGACCCGCCCTGCGGCACGGCTGAGTCCGAAACCACGCTGTTTCCCGACTTCCGCTACGACACGCTGGAATTCGACCTGGGCGAAGCGACCATCTCTTGCACTGGCCGCTGCAATGCGACCGAGCCGACGATTACCCGCGAGTAATCCACGCTCAACAACCTGAGTTCTTCCGGGCAAGGGCCGGTGTCATCACCGGCCCTGCCCGTTTCTTGTCCGCAACTTTCTTGAGGGAGAAAGAGCATTATGAAAATCGGTGGTGTTCAAGTCACTGAACCGTCGGAGGAAGTATTGGTGCTTCCTCGCGAGCCGGAACCTATCGTGTTCCGCGCGGTCGCGGTGCCCGACATGGAAGAGTTTCACAAGCTGTGCCCGGAACCCAAACCGACCGGCAAGTTCGTGAAGGGCGAGTTTGTTCCCGACGAAGACTCGCCGGATTACAAGGTGGCGCTGCTCAACTACAACATGAAGCGCTTGGCCTGGATGGTAATTCAAACGCTCAAGCCGAGCGAGATCGAATGGGACTCGGTCAAGGAAGACAAGCCGCAAACGTGGGCCAACTGGGAAACCGACCTGCGTAACGCTGGCCTAACCCAAGTCGAAGTCAACCGCGTGACCCAGTTGGTCATGGACGCCAACAGCTTGAACGAAGATAAGCTGATTAAGGCCCGCGAGGTTTTTCTACGTGGTCGGGTTCAGGCGTCCGACGCCTCTTGCTCCCAAAGTTCCGAACCAGTGTCTTCGCCGTCTGGCGAGCCTGCTGCCGAGTCGGCATAAGGCCGCCCGGCGTCAAGGAAGACTGGGACGACAACGGGGCGTTCACCCAGGCGTTGATTCTCGCCTTCGACCAAATCTGTGAGCACGACGCGAACGAGCGGGACGCTCAACTTGCCGGGGCAGGGAAGCCCTCGGCCCCGTCGGCACCGAAGACGACACCGAAGAAGTCGTCGAAACGAGGGCGAAGACGACGCTAACTGAATCCGACCGAAAGGGCAGGGCCATGCGTTTCACTGGGGTCTACACGTTGCCCCGGCTCAACCTGAATGCGTACCTACGGAATTTGCATGATGTGTTGTCCGAGGCGATGGCGCGTGCCGCCTTCGCATGGCTCGAAGCGACCGCCGACAAGATTCCGCAATGGAGCGGTGCGTCGGCGGCCACGTTTCTTCATCTGGCACGAGAAGTTTCTTACTCGCTTCCGATCTCGCAAGCGGGCATTGCTCCCAACCGAGTGAACCTCGGTCTACGTCACGGCGACGGCAGTGTCGAGGTTGATCGTGCTCAGGGTCGTTACTTCTTCTCTTACAGCACGACCTTGGAGCACCTGATCTACAACGAATTCAACAACGCCAACGTCAAGCCGGACCCCACGCTCTTTTCGCGACTAATCAATCCCGGCCCGTACCGGTTTCAACAAAGAGGCAAAGTCGCCTTTCTGCGAGTCGCGTCCAGCGTTCGTTTGCCAAACCCGTTCCTTTATCTAAAGACACGAAAAGTTAAGGTCGGCTAATGGCGGAAATCACACAAGTCTTAGGGTTCGACGCCGCACAGGCGATTCAAACCCTGAATTTGCTGGACGGCGCTCTTGCGAAATTCGACGCGCGACTGCAACAGAACGTCGCGAGCCTCAAAGCGTTCAACACTGGCGGTCGGGCCACTGCAACTACTCTCAGCCGTCTTGCTCGCAACGCCACGAATGCGGCGAACGCTTTGGGCATACTGACGACCGGGTTGGGCGGGGTATCTACCTCGTCGCAAAATGCAGCGAACAGCACGAACGCTATAACGACTGCCGCTCAGCAAGCATCAACCGCTCTTGCGAATGCTGGCGCGGCTGGCCAGGGTGCGGGACAGAATGTGGCTACGGGTGCCGGGCGTGCTCGGTCGGCCCTGGCCTTGACGACTCGCGAATCGGGTCGCTTCACGACGAGCCTGGAATTGCTGTCGCGGGTGGTCTTCACCCAGGCGATTGTCCGTGCGTTGAGCACGATCCGAAACAGCTTTAAGGCGACCGCTGCGGAAGCGATTGAATTCCAACGACAACTCGCGTTGATCCGCACGATTGACGATAGTGGTCGGTCGCTCAGCCAGCTAAGCAGCGAGGTTCGTGCTCTTTCGGACGAGTTCAACATTCCGCTGCTTGATGCGGCGGCTGGTCTGTATCAGACCATCAGTAACCAAGTTGGTGACACAGGCGAGAGTTTGAAGTTCACCGCTGAGGCGGCCAAGTTCGCCAAGAGCACCAACAGCCAGTTGGCCGACTCGGTTGACTTGCTCTCCGGTGCGCTCAAATCGTACAACCTCGGCGTGGAGGATACGGACCGAGTCTCGTCGGTCTTCTTTAAGACGATTGACTTGGGCCGTATCACGGCGGACCAACTCTCCAATGCGTTTGGTCGTGTTGGTCCTGCGGCGGCTGAGGCGGGCGTTGAACTGGAAGAAGTGGGTGCGGCGTTGGCCGCGATCTCGGTCCGTGGTAGCAATACCCCGGAAACTTTGACCCAGTTCCGAAACATCATCACGGCGTTGATTAAGCCGTCGGACTCGATGAAGAAAGCTCTCCGTGGGCTTGGCTTCGAGTCCGGCGAGTCGGCGATCAAGACGCTCGGCCTGTCCGGCGTGCTCCGTGAACTGTCGGCAAGCACTAAGGGTTCAAGCTCGGCGATGGCCGCCTTGTTCCCAAACATCCGTGGTTTGAACGGCGTCGCGGCTTTGACCGGCGACGAACTGAAAACCCTGGCCGCCAACATCGACGAGATGCGGGTCGCCAGCGAGAACTTCGCGGAAGAGAAGTTTTTGATCGCGACGGCGACGGACGCTGAGAAAGTTACCGCGCAGATCAACAAGCTCAAGAACGCCTTTACGGTGGACCTGGGGCAGTCGTTGCTTCGTGTGACGGCTCAACTCAGCGACACCCTTGGCGGTGTTGACAACGTCGTCGCGGGCATTCAGTCAGCCGGTCCGGCTATCGCCGGGTTCACTGCTTCGGCAGTGGCATTGACCGTAGCGTTGAAGGGCGCGTCGTTCGCTGGCCTTGCACTTTCGTCTTCGCTTATTGCTCTTGCGGGTGTCCCCCTCGCCTTCGGTGCAGGAAAGTCGATTGGCGAATTCCTCGACCGCAAATTGTTGGAGAAGACGACGAAGGCGGTCCGTGACTCGATTGAAGCCAACAAGAAGAGGATCGAAGAACTGTCGGAGTCGTTGGAGAAAGCCGCCGACGAGGCGGCCAAAGCTGACGACAATCGAGTCCAATCGGCTCGCAAAGCGACCCGCCAAATCAGCAACAACTACCTCACGTTGCGTGAGGTAGCCAAGAGCGCCAACGACGGGATGGTGAAAGCCACCAAGTCGTCGGTCAACGAGATCATCCTGGCTTACGACAAACTGGCCGAAGCTCAGCAACGGGCGATTGCCGATAGCAAGCAAGCTCAAGACGCTGCTGAGAATCGGATTCGGTCGATCCGGGGCCAGCAGGAAGACATCGAGTTCCAACAGCGGACCGCGAATCTGAGCGACGCCCAAAAGGCTTTCGCTTTGACGAAGCGGGCCGCTGACCTGTCGCGAGAAGCCGCCCAAACGCTGGCCAACGCCGGGGGGAACCAACAGCAAATCAATATTGCGTTGGAGCAGCGGCGAGAGGCAGAGCGGGCGGCGGCGGAAGCGCTGTCGCTGGCGCAGCGAACCGGCGACAAAACGGCAATCGCCAGGGCGTTTCAACAGCAGAAGAACATCCTCGACGACCAAGTTCGCGCGGAGCGGACGCTGCTGGAAACGGAGAAGAAGCGGGAAGCGGGTTTGATTCGGACCCGGCTGGTTCAGAAGAGTCTTCTGGACCAAGTCCGTGAACAAGCGAAGATCATTCAGGACAACACTGGAATCTTCGACACGTCTACGGGCAAGCCCTTCGACCAAGCCGCGCTCGACCGTCGCGCTCAGGTTCGCCAGCAAGCCACGCAACGACTGGTGGACCTGTCGAAGCTCGTTGATCCGCAGCAGTTGCGGTCGCTCGGTCTGACGGACTTCATCAACGAGTTCGAGCAGACGTTAAAGCAAGACCCCATCCGATTGCGATTCACGCTGGAAGGTGAAGACAAGCGGCTGCGTGCGCATCTGGATCAGGCGTTCGCGAACTTCAAGCTCGACTTCTTGAAGATCACCGGCGTCAACATCGCCGAGTTGGAGCGGCTGTTCAACGTCAAGATTGAGACGCCGGAACAGGCGTTTGACTACTTGGACAAGGCCAAGGCCGACGCTGCCGAGATTCGGCAACAGCTTAACAAAGCGACCATCGGTGGCGAAGAACAACAAACTGCTCGCCAGAACTTGCAAGTTGCGTTGCAGGAAATCGAGCGATTGGCGTCTGCCCGAAACGTCTTCCAAGGCGACAGGGCCGATGCTGCTCGGCAGGCGTTCAACTCGTCAGTCGAGCGGGTCAAAGCGATTGGTCAGCAATCGCAGATTAGCCAAAAGGACGTGGCGAAGCTGCGGACGGAAATCGACAGCCTGTTTGGTTTGCTCGGTGCAAACGTCAACGACCGTTTGGCCTTCAACAGCAGCCAAGTCAATCTGACCCAGGCGTTCGCACAACTGCAACAGATCGCGAACCTCCAACAGCAGGCGTCAACGCCTCCCTTAGTTGGTGAGTTGCAACAGCGATTGCAGCAACTCGACGCGATCCAGCAAAAGCTGCAATCGAGCGGCTTTAGCGGGCAGTTGAAGCAGGGCGGCGACGCCTTGAGCGCTGGCGCGACCGGCTTGACCAATGCGGCTACTGCGTCCACGACGATTGTGAACAACGCCGTCACTGGCGGTAACGCATTGTCGAGAGGGGCACAGGATTGGATCAGAGCGTCCCAGGCGACGTTCAATGCACCCGCTACTGGCAGTTCGCAGAACTCATTCGCGAAGGGCGGATTCGTTCGTTACTTCGCGAACGGCGGCGCGGCTCGCGGTATGGACACCATTCCCGTAATGGCTCGCCCCGGCGAGGCATTCATCAACCCGAAGTCTGCGCAGCGGTTCTTCTCGCAGATTCAAGCGATCAACGCAGGCCAGCAGCCGGTCTACCGGCAGCACGGCGGACCCATCTCTATCGGCGACATCAACGTCACCGTGCAGGGCGGCAGTTCGGACGCTGCTAAGGGTCAAGCGTCTGGCCGTGCGATTGCTCGCGTTCTCGAACGCGAGGTCCGCAGGGGCACTTCTCGTTTACCTCGACGCCGGTAGTCGGCGCACGACTCGGCATCTTCTTTCACCGTCACGCAGCGGCCGCGCTGCCGCTGCGTGACCTTCTCTCTAAAGGTCTGTTTACATGAATCAGTTGAGCGTGAATCAAGTCGCCGGTGCCGAGATCGTTCGTGCTGGCGACCGCAACCGAGCCTCCCTCCAACTGGACAAGCTCCCGCTGCGGGGCCAGTTCAAGGTGGAGCATTGGCGGAACGGCAAGCGAATCGACGAGCGGATTTTCAACAACGGCATCACGACCGAAGGCAAGAACTTTTTGCTGGACGTGATGTTCCACGGCACGGCGGCGTTCGCCACTTGGTACTTGGGTCTGATCGACAACACCGGGTTCTCGGCGTTGGCGGACGCCGACACCTACGACAACATCAACCAAGCGGGCAACGGTTGGGACGAGTTCGATGACTACACCGACGAAGCCAACGCCGATTCGGCGGTGACTCGCCCGGCGTGGACCGAAGGCGCGGCCAGCGCGGCTTCGATCACCAACTCGGCCACCGTCAACTTCGACATCACCGCCACCGGCACCGTGAAGGGCATCTTCTTGGCTGGTGGTGCCAACGCGCAGACGAAGGGCGACCACACTTCGGGCACCGGCAACAAGCTGTGGGCCACGGCTCTCTTCTCTGGCGGCGATGTGGCTGTCCAGAACGGCGACCAACTCAAGGTCACGTACACGGTCAGCGCCTAATCGTGTTCTCTCCCTCGCCGGGCCGGGCGTGGCTTTGCCCACGCCCGGCCTGTTTTTGTAGAGAGGCGATGATATGGCGCAGACAAGTGAGCTTGGTATTCGTTTCGCCGTACTTGGAAAGTCGTTCATTCTCGGTGTGAGAACACTGTCGGACTTCGACAGGTTGCCTACCTCTACGATCAACGTCACGCAAGAAGCGAGTTGCTCGTTTCCGCCTAACCCCTTCCACACCCTCATTACCCAAATGGGTTTATCAGCGAACAGCAGCGTGGAGCAGAGCTTCGTTCATCTGCTGTTAGCTTCCGCCGACTACACCCCGCGATCTTGGACCCACCGGACACCGGCCCGCGAAGTCTTGCACCGCCTGCGAGGGCATGACGGGACCGCGTACCGGAGGCTGATGTTTTTGCTGAACGAACAAGTCGAGAAGGAAACAAGGTGACATAATGGCTTGGACGAGTGTTCTAGGCACGTCGGACTCGGTACTCGGCTTGTCGCTTCGGCTGGGCGCAGCGACGGAGTCGGGCGGCGGAGGCGGTCTTGAAGTCGCCGCTACCAATACGATCTCTCTCGTGCAAGATGCGGAGGCATTCAATCCGTTTCTTAACGCTGAGAACCAACTAACACTGGATCACGAGGCGACGGCTCAGCTTGTTCAATTCAACGCTGTCGCTGAAAACAACATCGCACTGACGCAGAGCGCCGTTGGTACGACGGGTGCTCTGAATAACTCGGACATCAGCGAACTTGAACTGTCGCACGAGGCGACCGGTGAGTTGCGGGCGGCCCACCGCGAGGATGCGGAGTCGGTGCTGACGTTCACGCAGACCGTCGCCCACAATCAGAAGTTCGGGCCTGCGGAGAACACGCTGGTCCTTACGCAATCCGCCGAGCAACGTGGGCCGCTTCCGCGTTTTGCGTCGAACGTAATCGAACTCAGCGATGAAGCCTACGTCCCACGGACGTTTGAGGTAGACGCCGAGAGCGAGCTGGTCCTAACGCAAATTGCGGTCGCCAGCGGGCCTTTGACGGTGCTGGCCGAGTCGGAACTGGTAATCGTCCAGTCCGTAGACTCGACGCCGGACAAGTACCGCGACGCCACGAGCACGCTGGTTATGACCAGCGAAGCGACGGCTATTGTCGCGAAGCTGGCCGAGAACACGATCACGCTGACTCAGTTGGCGGTTGGCAACACCACGCAGCGCATCACCAGCACCCTCACGCTGGCCCAAGCGGTCGATGTCCGCCAGCCGATCTACGCCGATGCGGAGAGCGCCCTTGTCGAGTACGAAGAAGTCTTCGACCCCGACACGCTCGAATTCGTCACGGTGCAGACCGGTTTGACCGGCGAGGCGAGTGCAGCCCTTCTAACCAATCCGAGCGCCCACGACTTCATCCAGTGGACGCAGACGGCTCACAAGTCTCTCAGCCGCGTAGACGGGATCACGGCGGACGCTGAATCGACGCTGTCGCTCAGCGACGAAGCCCGGATCAGCAACCCGCAGGAAGCGAGCAACACGCTGTCGCTGTCGCAGATGGCGTCGGCACAGGTTTCACAGTACCAGCCGGAAAACACGCTTGAGTTGTCGCAGACCGCCACGGTGGCGATTAACCGGGCGGCGATGGCCCTGGAAAGCGCCCTGGCCGTTCAACAGGCCGTGCGGTTCGTTATCGAGCGGTCGGCTGTTACTTGCGAGTATTCGCCGTTCGTCGGTGCGTCCACGGACCCAGACGCGCCTGAGCCGCCTTCGACGAGCCTCCCGGTCGCATCCGAGCTTACCGGCTTCCGCCTGCTGTACCCGGCCACAGGCGCACCAACGGAAGTCGTCACGCTTCGGTCGCCCAACCTGGGCGACATCGACCGGCTGGCCTTCGACCGGATCAACCGAGAGACGCGAGGCGGGACGCTCGTTATCTACGCCGACCCGATCTGGCCCAAGGTCGAGACGCTGCTTCTGACCTTCTCGGTTCTCAAGAGCGAAGAGAAGAACGCTTTGCTCGCCTTCATGCGGGCGACGCTCGGTAAGCCGATTCGGCTGATCGACTGGGAGAACCGAGCGTGGCGTGGCGTCATCGTCAACCCTCAAGACCCGGTTGTCGAGGATCGACGAAACTCGTTCACCGCGAGCTTTGAGTTCGAGGGTACGAGGGAAAGCACCGGTCAAATTACGCCTGCTGCAAGCTCGTCGCTGGCCATTGGCTCGATGGCGAGCCGGGTCGCTACCCGAAGCTACGCTCTCAGTTCGGCGATAAACCTCGGTTCTGTTGCTGACAGCATCTTTCTGAATCAACCGTTACGCACCGGCGATGGCGAAATCCTTCTGACCGGCGACGGCGAACCTTTGGAGGCAGGCTAATGCCGCAGTTTAACGAATTGCCTAATGACCCGACGCCCGATCTGGCCGACCTTGTCGCCTTGCAAGCGGCGGCGGGCGGGGCGGGCAGCAGCTATTACTCCACGCTTGCGCAGTTGTTCGCGTTCGTGGTTCTCGTCAATGGCTCTCAGCCATTGACCGCGGACTGGGACGCAGGCGACTTCCGCATCACCGCTGGAAGCCTCGTCGCTGACACTGGCATCGGCGTGAACATCGAACCCGCTTACCCGCTCGACATTGCGGGTTCAGGTGTGTCGGGCATCCTTGGTCGCGTTGGCGGCGGTGCTGCCGGGCGGCCAATCTGTTTCTATGACGATTCAGGTGGTGTCGGCCTGATTAACGATACCTCGTTCACTGGTATCGAAGGTTGGTACTTAGTCCATAGCACGCACGTTCTCCAAACGTACTGCAATGGTACGCTCGTCACGCAGCACGCTCCAACCGGGCTGCAAATCGGCTCGGCGGTTCAACCGACCGGCACTGCGACCAAGGTTCTTTCGCTCGGTGACAACGCCGGTGATCCCACGCCTGGAAGCAACACGGCCTGCATTTACGCCAAGGATGTTGCCGGAACGGTCACGCTGTACGCGATCAATGAAGGCGGTACAGCATACCCCGTCGCTCCGCAAGATTTGTCCACGGAAGGTTCGCCGAAGTTTGATCGAATCGCAGTCGGTTTGGCGAACGTATCATCGAACGCGACCGTCAACGTCGAAGCAGAAATCATCGACCCGGCTTCGACGGCCAACATCGCGCAATTCACAACCGTTGCCGAACTCACTGCGAACAACGCGCAGGTTATTCGCGGTGTCGCGGCGTCGGTTCGGATCGACCAAGCCGGGTTCAACCACACAAACTCAGTCGGCCTTCGCGGGTTCCTCAACACTACGTTCGTCACCGGAGCATCGGGAACAGTTACGGGCGCGGCGGGAAGCTACTCCAACACCGGGAACCTCGGTGCTGGCAGTCTCACCAATGGCTACAACTACTTCTCGGATGCAGGGCTGAACAACGGCGGCGGAACGCTGACGAGTATCTTTGGTTACTACCAAGCTGACTTTACTGCCGGGAACAACGCCTACGCCTTCTATGGGAACGTCAGCAGCGGTTCCAACAAATGGAACTGCTACATGGCCGGAACCGCCCCGAACTACTTCAACGGGGTCATCTTGGTTGGCACCACGACGTTGCCGACTGGGACGGCAACGAAGGTCATCACTCTCGGCGATAACGCAGGTAATCCCACGATGGGATCGAACACTGCGGGCATCTTCGCGAAGGATGTGACCGGCACCGTGGAAGTCTTCGTAATCGACGAAGCCGGGACCGCGACTCAAATCTCTGAACACGCCGGGGACGCCCCTGCATGGTTTTACGACCACGCTGACGGGATGCGGGACCGTGTCGCTCGTGAAGAACACGACGGCAAAATCCGCTGGAGCAATCGGACCCGGATGGAGCGGCTTCTGCAAAAGCTCGTCAACAGCGAACCGATCACCGGTTCGCCCCAAGAGTTGACGTTTACCCACATCGAAACCTACGGCGAGTATCTCGCTCGCCGCAACGCTGAGGAATTTTTGGATGGCTGAGCGTATTGATCTGACTCTTCCATTTCAGCCCGATCCCCGGTCGGCAGCTTCGTTCCACATTGCCCGGCTCGATCTCAACTGGGAAGAAGCCCGTATCAGTATCTACCTGATCGACAACTCGACCGGCATTCGTCGAACCTTCGGTTACGAAGGACAGACGGCTCTCAACCTGATAATCGCGCTCAACAAAGTGGACCTGAGTGTGAAGTCGCTTCATCGGCGGGTGATCGAAAGGCTCATCAACGACGGCAAACTCGACGGCACCATCGGCGGCGCGCCGGACTAACCCTGGATACGAACCATGTTTGAGATTTCCGCCCCCTACCCCGGCTTGCAAACTACGTCGCTCCTACCGAACCCGGAGTTCAGCGACACGGAATCCCTCGCGGATTTCGTATCGCCGAAACGGGCAGTGGACGGCACGCTGTACACCTACGTCAAGACGAAGGGTGGGCGGCGGAAGCTGACATGGACCTTCCAGCTAACGAGGAACAAAGGCTTGGAACTCCGAGCCTTTCTTCTCTCCTACTTCGCATCCAAGGTCCAAGTCGTGGACCACAACGACCGAGTGTGGATCGGTCACTTCACCAACAACCCGTTTGAGTTTACCTCAGACCGCAAGGCTGGCCCGGCGATTCAGGGCTGGCCGAGGGGCGAGACTCAGACGATCACGCTTGAGTTCGAGGGAGTAGAGCAATGAGGCAAATATCGGCGAACGGGTTGGCCAAGCTGGCTGAGAAGCTCGGCACCGAGCCTATCTTCATCATAGAGGTTGATTGGGGTGGCAGCGGCGGCGCGGTGCCCTACGCCGACCGCGACGTTGACGGCATCCCCGGTAAAATTCTCGACGTGAGCGAGATGGATAACGTCATCGACGTGTTGAACAACAACTCGTCGCAAGAAATCACGATCACCCTGGACGACACTGATGGAAGCATCAAGCACATCCTCGACACCCAAGATGTCCACCAACGGAATGTCTCTGTATATCAGCACTTCGACGGGCTGGACCTTAGCGACAAGTTCCTGCTGTTCACCGGGAAGCTCACCAGCCCCGTCGTCTGGTCCGAAGCCGAGCGAACCGTCACCTTCTCCGTCCTCTCCCAGTTAGAGGACAAAGAGATCGGATTCAGCGCGGAGGAAGGCCAGTTCCCGTTCATCCCGAAGGACTTGGTCGGCAAACCCTGGCCAATCATCTTCGGGAAGTGCTTGGACGTGCCTGCCCTCCAAATCAACAAGGCGGTGTCGGGCACCACGCTCTGCGGCATTGGGATTCTCAGTGGGGCGGACCTGCACAACCAAGTTCCGCTCGGAGCGGAGAATTGCAGCCTGGGCATCAGCCTCGCGATGATGTCCACACAGATCAGCTTCCTCAACATCTGCGGGGCGGCGTGGCAGAATTACGACTCGGAAAGATCGAGCGCGCTGCTTGAACAAGCAAACGACCTTCGGCAGCAGATCGCCGAGACGCTGGCGTCGGCATCGTCCCAACAAGCGTGCGCCACGTCAGCCCGCGCTGGCAAGGTAACGGAGGAAGGAAACGTCGGCTGCAACCCGGTCCGCATCCTGGGCGGCGAGGATTTCCCACAAGACACCCCGATCCAGTTGAACATCAACGGTGGGCTGTTTACGGGGATCATGCACGAAGACGAGTTCACGATCAGCGACCGGCAACATCCCGACAACGACGAGAAGGCCCAAGACGCATTCGATGGCGTCGCTGACACGTCCTGCGAAGAAGCGCCACCGGCCCAAACCTTTGACTTCGCGATGGATGTGCCGTGCGGCACCGGCGACTTCCTGAACAACTGTCAGATTCGGCGGCACGGATTCATCCTGTGCGAGACGCCGACCAAGTCCCGGCCCTCGGTGAACCAAGTGGCTCAGCACTTTTGGGCCGAGCCGGGGTCGCGGGTGGTTATGGCCAGCGACGAACCGATCACCTACATCGTGTCGATCACGCCGGGTGAGGTTCTCGCGGTCAAAGCGTACAAGGACTTCTTCGGCGAGCGGCGGTTGGTCAACGTGCCGACCGAACTCTACGAAGTCGAGACGCAGACTTACGGGTCGATTACGGCAGTTCAAGTCGTGCTGCGGAAGCCGCTGAGCACGATTGTCGATCAGGGGTGGAGCGATGACATCTACGTCACGTTCGAGTCCACAGTCGGGCCGAACATCGTGGAGATCATGGAGTACATCATCCAGCGGTGGACGGACCTAACGACCGACGCCGCCAGTTTTGCCGCCGTACAGTCGAAGGTGAACCCCTTCCCGGCGAACTTCCCGATCCTCGACCGGAAGAACACGATTGAGGTTCTCCGCGAGATCGCCTTCCAAGCGCGATGCGCGATCTGGATTAGCAACGGAAAGTTCTACCTCAAGTACCTCCCCGAAGAACCGACTTCCGACTCTGACATCACCGCTTCGGACATCCAGCACAAGAGCATCTCGGTCGAGCTAACGCCAACCGAAGACCTTGTCACGAAGATCGTCGCGACGTGGCGGCTGAGTTGGGCGGACGGAAACGGTGAGGAACCGGAGAAGATCATCCTACGCCACAACGTCAACAAGTACGGAACGAAGGAACGCGAGTTCGACTTCTACATCTACAACCAGCCCGACATTGTCCTCAAGGCGGCGACGTTCTGGTTGATTCGCCTGTCGAAAACTTGGAAGAAGATCAAGTTCAAAGCGTTCCTGAACAAGCTGAACCTTGAGACGTTCGACACGATCAACTTCCAGCATCACGGCATTGTAGCCGACGATGATGTGAAGGCGATTGTCGAGACGGCCAGCTACGACTCGAACGACCAGACAGTGAACTTCGTTTGTCTGACGCCGGTGAAGGCGGGGACAACCGAGCCTTACATCTTCTTCTGGCCGAAGAACGTCGGTGCGTCCTTTCCGACGGCGGCTGAGATTTCAGCCGGGAACGCGGGTGGGGGCGGCATCGGAGCGAATGCGAGCGGCAATCTGCCGGTGGGCGATACGTCCACGATCACCGCTGGCAACACGGTGTTCGTTGGCGGACCTAATATCGTGTTCCGCGACCGGACGGACCGTGGCGATCCGAACCCTGGCGATGTGGGCTTCACGGCTCAGACGGTCATAGCGGAGAACGTGTTCGCCGAGATCGACAACACGCCGAATCCCGACCCTGATCTCACGCTGAACTACGTGGACCCGCTTCCGGCTCCCGTCGTTCCGCCGCTGCCTTCGGGCGGCATCACCATCGACATTCGGAAGACGCGAATCATCGACTCGGACAACGAAGGCGTCTCGGCCTTCTTGGATACGATCATTCGCAAGATCGACGACGACGCCTTGTTCCTCAACACGGACGCGAAATTCAGCGACGGATCGAACGATTCGGAGTTCGACTTCGAGTTCGACGACGAGGGTGGCAAGTGGGGTGCCGGAACTGCTTTCTTGCAGGACTAATATGGAAGCCTTTGCTTGGTTAGGTCAGATCATCGAAGCTCTCGGACGAATCATTCCGAGGCTGGTGATAATCCGCGCGACCCATTCGGGCGTGCGGTGGCGCATGGGCAGCTACGTGTCCGAGATGCCGCCCGGATGTCACGTCTACTGGCCGCTCACCACGGAGATCGAGGTTATCGTCACCGCCCGACAGACGATCAACCTGCCGACCCAGGTTTTAATGACCGCGGATCGGCAGCAAATCGTCATCGGCACGATGGTCGTTTACCGGATCAGGGACGTGGTCGAAGCCATCGGCAAGAAGAATTGGGACACGGAATGCACGATCAGCGACATCACCCAGGCTGCCGTAGTCGAGACGATCACCCGGAGCAAGCTGGATGATTTGCTGACGGACATCACGGCCCAAGAAAAGAAACTGACGCAAACCACTCGCAAGCGGCTGCGTCAGTTTGGCGTCCACGTTCAACGGTGTGCGATCACCGACTTCTCGGTCTGCAAGACCTACAAGCTGATCGGGAATGAGGCGGGTCCGAACCACCGAATTCCAATAATCTAGGCGAGAGCCTAGTTTTTCATAGCCCCGCCTCGTTCGCGAGGCGGGGTCTTTTTACAAGACAACCAGCGCACGTCTCGCACGTCACCTTCTTGCCGAAGGTCGTTGTTTCGGGATTGTTGCAAACCATGACCACGTCGATGCAGCCGTTGGGTTTCAACTTGGTCCCTTGCAGCCGCAGCACGCAGTCGGGCCAGATCGGGTGAAACTTCCAGGGGTTGTCGCCGTCTCGCTCGTATCCGTCGATGTCGTTGGGCGGCGTCGTGTCGCCGTACAATCGCGGGTACTCAAGGCTCCCGTCCGGCGCGAACACCGGGCGTTGGAACTGACGCTGAACGCCGTCGTAGATCGGCAGCGTGTGCTGCAAGTCGGCTAAGCCGTTGAAGCCGACGTACACGACTTGCGGAAGGCCGAGCTTCGTGATGTCGAAGGGCACCTGCGGCTTCTGCGAAGCTATCGTCTGATCGGGGCAATTCTTACAGGGTCTATCTTTCATGGCTGCTTATAAACGAAGTGATTGGAACGAGTTGCTGGATGCGGTCAACGAGGTTTTGCAGAACCCGCCCGACGGCTGCGGCGGTCCCATCGACCCCATGCCCCACGTCGAGGAAAAGCACCGCTGGTCCAAGGCCGACATCCAAGAGGTGCGCGACAAGCTGATCCAAACGTGTCCTGAGATCACGTTTAGCGACATGCCTGAACTTTGGAAGCAGTCGGTCATCGACGAGATCAACGAAGCTCTGGCCGAAGCGTGGTGTGACTGCTGTGATCCATTCGAGGAACTTCTGTGCGGGTTTGGTCAGACCTTCACGGTCATCACTTTCACTCCATCGTGCGATCTGAACGTCAACGGGTTCGGCGACTGCCGGTGGAACTTCGCACCGGTCATCAACGGATTGCAAGTGGGCGAGCCGGGATACGACGGTCGCAGCTATCAACTCATTCGCCGCAACAAGTACACCGGCGAGTTTGCCATGTCGGTGTTCCCCGGCGGCGGCTCGTTTGGCACCATCGACTGCGATGGTCGCGTAGTTTGCAATGCCGATACATCGGGCATGGGCGGTGCGAAGTTCACGGACGACGGACCTGAGTTCGGCCCGGCTCACTTCTTTGATCTGCGGCTGCGATGCAACGAGTTCAATTCTGAATTTCTTCGGATCATGGGCCGTTGCTGCGACGAATAAGCGTGCATTCCTGGCACGTTTCCAACTCGACTTCCTTTCCGAACGACGGGCTACGACGATCCTTGCAGGTCATCTCGACCAGCAAGCAGCCGCAGCCCGTTTTTCTTTGGGTGTTCAGGGAACGGTTCGGACACTGCGGCCAGTCGGGGATAAACACCCAAGCGTCGTCGCTCTTAGGGTCATTCGACTTGCGGCGGTATCCTTTGTGGTCGCGTGGCGGCTCCCAATCGCCCGGCTTCCGCTCATAGACGATGGTGCCATCCGGCAGTACCTCGGCCCGGAAAGTCGGTTCCTCCGAGTTGGTGCGCACAGGGCACACTTCGCACATCGCCCGCTTGACTTGATTCTTGTACGGCCCGGCATCCGGGTGATTGCAGAGGTAGAACCAGACCTTTCCGTCTTCGTCCTTTGCTTCGAGTCTCGCAGGGCACGGTAGGTCATCCATTAGAACTGATCCATGAGCAGCAGGCAGCGATACACTTCCGCTTCCGCGAGGCAGTCGTGGTAGGCGTCGTGAGCCTTCGGGTTAATGATGTTGAACACGTTGCAGAGCGAGCCAAGGCCGACCCGATTGAACGGTGCCTTCTCTCCCTTGAATACGGATCGGTCGTTCATGGCCAAGGCCAGTTGCATCGCGTCTCGCGGGTGGGGGTGGAAGAGCTTCTCCAGCAACGGCACTCCCCACCACGCCTTGAAGAAGCTCGCCTCGAACGCCCAATTATGGGCGAGCGGGACCAACTGCTTCTCGAACGGAAGGTCGAGACCCTCGAACCATTCCACGAGCATGTCCACAACCTTGTCGCGGCTCGGCGCGTGGATGGCCAGTTCCTCAAGCGGTAGCTGGTGAACGGCAGTAGCCCGCCCATCGGCCCGCTCGATATGAAGCGGCTGGATGTCCGTGTAGAAGGCCCGCACGCCTCTCAGGGGTCGCAGGTCCGAGTTCAACGGGACAATCGCAATCTGAATCGGTTCGTGGTATCGCGGGCGGTTCCCCGTTGTCTCGATGTCCACAGCGCACAACAGGTTGCCGTTCAGGTGGGGTAACGCTGAGTATGTTTTCATTGAAGCAGTCCGCTTTGCCATAAGTTTTCCCACGCTGCCCCGTCCCTCTCGCTCGTGTTGAAGCGTCGGCTGGCAGCCCAAATCTTGAACTCTTCCGCGAGCTTGTCGGGCGCGTAGTCTCGCCCGATAATCAGCGGGTTGGGTCGCGAGGCAAGGTGCAACGCGAAATCGACGACACACGCCGCCAAGAGGTTGCGTGTGTCGATGAAGGGATCATTCATCAAACATCTCGCGGAAGTGGTTGCGGCCTGCAAATTGCGGGAATTGGGTCGTGACAGCGTCGCGAAGTCCTTCGAGAAGCGGGAAACCCTCGCGAGCGCACACGGACGCCGCCCGGCAGATTTCCAGACCCAACGACTCGTCCACCATGACCTTGAGCGGCAGCGCGTGGTGGGGCTGCTCCCACGACTCGATGACTTCGACGGACTTCGCGAAGGCCCGGCCTTCGGCGGTTTGTGTCGGCAGCGGCCCACCGACCGCCCAACGAGCAAGCTGAGCCGCCCGCTGGCGAAGCTCGAACAATCGGCCCGTACCGCCAAAGACGAAATCCCATCCGTCCCATCCGACAAGCTGCCGGTCGGCGACCGTCTTTCGCGGTCCAAATCCGGGCCGCACGATCTTGGCCAGGATGCCGCCAGCTTCCTTGATCGCGTCGCACTCGTTCGGGAAGCGAACGTCGGGGATGATAAGCACGTCGAGCTTGTGATCGGTCTTGAGCAGGTAGTCGATCCACGTCTTGTCGTAGACCGCCTGCCGAACGCCAGGTGTTCCCAACGCGACCCATATCTCGACGGGCGTTAAACCGATGGTCGGCAGTGGGACATCGCGGAACTTCTCGCCTTCCTTCGTGTCGTAGTACGCCTGATCTTGCAGACCGTCCCAAGCGTAAAGCTCGTGGGCGATCTGCTTGAGCTTCGTGGCGAACGGAATCTTCGCGACGCGCAGCGTGGGGTCGAGTTCACGGATGATGTCAACCGTGTAGTTGGCGATGGTGTCCTTCCCGGTTCGCGAGTAGTGACCAAGGCCGATGATCTTCATGCAATCTCCGAAGGTGAACAAAGGACGGCGGGACCGAAGATAGGCCGGCCAGCCAGTGAACTTGCAGACTTGTTTGGCTCGGCGGCGGACTCGTTGACGACCATGATGTCGCCGCTGAGAAGCTCAACGAGTAGAACTGAGCCGCCGACGTAACGCTTCAAGGCCGTGAGGGTCAGCGGTGCCTCGACGGGTGTGATTGGGTCAGTGAGTGGGATTAGCTTAGGCATCTTCCCTCCGAAGTTTTCCGTTGACGACGATTAGCAACTTGGCGTCGGGCTTAGGTTCCTTCTTCTCCCACGACAGGTTGGCGACGAATTTCTTGTTGTCGGTGCCCGCGCCCGACGGGTGATTAACGGGCAAGCTGCGGCTCACCTTGATTTTGGACCAGTGGTGCCGTTCCTCACCCGGCAACCACTCGTAGAACCGCTCGTAGAACTCTTTGAACTCGACCATCTCGCCTTTGACGAAATGGGTCTGCTCCGCGAGGAACTGTTCCAGCGGCGTGCGGCTCAGGTCTTCGGATCGGGCCTTGTGGCGAGTGGCGACGACCGGCAAGCTGAGACGCCCTTGGATCGACGGCAGCGGCAGGTCGATCAGCGTTCGCATGAACGCTGGTGCCTCTTCCTTGAGCCGCGACATGAGCATCGGTTTCGGGATTTCATTCGTGATCGTGTTGACGTAGATCACGGTGATTCGCGTATCGCCGGGCGGCACGATGCAGGCGTCTTGGTGGTTCGCGCACTGAATCCAGTGCGTCATGTTCGGCACCTGATACGTGTCAGTTCGCATTTTGCGAATCGACAGCATGAGGCTCGTGACCGCGTCCTTGATCTTTGCGCTGGCTCCCGGTGCCTTGCTGATGTCCTTTTCCTCCACGACGCAGAGGATCGCCCCGGCCAACTCGCCGTTGAAGTCGTTCTGGCTCGTGAGAGCACGGTCGGCCTTCACGACACCCGACGTGACGAGCAGCGAGAACGCTTCCCACAGGATCGACTTTCCGCAGTTCTCGTCGCCGAACAGGAACAGGTACGGCAACCGGCAGAACGGATCGCGGAAGATGCAGGCGAACCACGCCCGCAGATAGTCCGCGCCGGTGCGAATGTTCGCCGCCCTGGCCCAATCAAGACTCGCGATGACCGGGTCCAATTCCTTGCCGACATGGTCAAACACCATGTCCCAAGTCGTGTGCAGCCCGTCGCCGCTTGACGCCGGTGCGAAAGCGAACTGCGGGGCGTCGAGGTTCCACTGGCGGTCGCCTGGGTACTCAGGTTGGAATGGCATCGACACGAGCCGCCAAGCCTTGCGCTCGGACAGGCCCATGAGCACTTCCGCTTCCGACTTCGCGGACCCGAAGGATTGGAGCACCGTCTTCACGCTCGAAGCGTTCCGACGACTCCACTCGCCGTTGTCCTTTCGCACGGCCCAACCCGCCGATTCGCCGGTGGGCGTCTCTAAGGCCCGCACCTTGTCATCAAGGTCGATGGACTCTTCCTCGACCGCTTCGGTGGCGCAGTCGAACACCTGGGTCCAGTAGCCCTTCTTGTCGCTGTCGTTCCACAGGCCAATCGTCCGGTCGTCCTGCTTGAACTTCTCGACTTCGATGGCCAGCCGCCCGTCCTTCGTCTTGTTGACGACGGCTTTGCGGTCCTTGAGCTTGTCTTCAATCTCGATAGGCTTGCCGAGCGCGGCGGCGACCTGGGCGGCCTGCTCCAACGTGTCGAATTCGTATCCGCCCTTCTTCATGTCACGTCCTCCGAGAGCACGAGCCGCGTTCTTGAGGTTCGGTCGGCGATTGAACCAGCACGTCGTCCAGCCGTGACCGTCTTGGTCCCATGTGTTGGCTTCCGCGATGCCGGGTGAAAAGCGGTAAATCTTCCATGAGCCGAAGTCGCCAGGGAACGCAAAGCAGTTTGGCGTGTGCGGGTCTTTACCCTGTGCGGTCGTCTCGAAAAAACCTTTCAGGTCGTATTCCGTCTTGTGCTTCTCCATCAGCCGCAGAAAGCCGACCGTGTGCGTTTGCAGCAGGTGGTGGTCGGGAATCCAAACAGCCGAGAAGCCCATACGGGCGATCTCGTCGATGTGCGCCTTGTGAGCGTCGCTGAGTGGAACGACTCGGTGAGCGCTGGCCAACGCCTCGAATGAATCGAAGCTCTTGTCGTCCACGCCGCCAACGCGAATCTTGGACCGCTTGCGAGTCACCACTTCAACGTGGTCGCGCCAGTTAGGCGGCAGCTTGTCCGTCGGGAATGGGTCGGCGGCCTTGAGCAGTTGCAACCCTTGGTTCTCTGGCGACGACTTGCGGTGCCAGAGCCACATATTGCCGCCGCAGGCGTCGATCTGACCGTGGAAGTCAAATCCCGAATCGGCACCCATCAAACCGAGAACACAGCGGCCAAGAGCCGCGTGCTCGGTGTGGTTGTCCGTCTCGATGCCTTCGCCATCGAAGAACACGTACAAGTGGATACCGGCACCACCGGTGGACCGGCGAACCTGCACGTAGGGCAACGCCATCGCTGCCTGCTTCACTTCTTCGAGCTTGTCGTCGGTGATGCCGACGCCCTTGGCGTGGCCGGTGATCGCGTCGAAGTCGAACCCAACGTACAGCGAGCGTCGTTTCCGCCAGTTCCAGCCGGTCGAGCCAATCGCTTCGGTGTGTAGTTCGAGCGGCCATTTCAGGTCGTACTCGTCCCATTCGGGATCGCTGTCGGCCTTCTTCGGAATGCGAATCGACCACCACTCGTTCAGACCGTCGGTGTACGTGGACTTCCGGCCCGGCACCGGCGTTCCTTTGCCAGCGGCGACGTTGACCTGAGTTTCCAGATCGGTGCCTTGGGCGAGGAAGAAATCGAGCAAGTCCTGGCCGTTGTGCTCGTCGCGTTTGGACTTGAGGAAGGTCAGAATCGACTTGCTAACTTTCATGCGTGCTCCGCTGGATGCCATCGTGTCTTTGGACACTGATAACATTGCGGCACTCCCGCCCCATTTTTCAGAAATTGGCGGGAATTCATTACCGGGTGGACGTTTTGTTTCCGACCGGTAATTCACGTCGGCCAAGCAACTGACTGAATTCCTGCTCCCTTATTATCGAATTAAGGAATTATTTTTTGGTTCTCTATAAGGGAATTGGAAATAGGGCGCGCATTAGAGATATAGGGGAAACCAGCTAGTCATCGTCATCGGATCATCACGAAGAATATTTCCAAGTCCTGAAAAATCACGCCCATTTGCCTCAATGTTATCAGTGTCCCAAGAGGCAGAGGGCAGTGAGCGAAGAAGTCGCAGTCATCCCGATTGAGCAGATCATCGACCCGAAGTTCCTGCTTCGGTTCGTTGATAAGCGAACGGTCGAGTATCTCGAAATGCTCGACTCCATCGGGAAGACGGGACTCTGGAACTCTATCGCCGTCCGCCCCGCTGGCGACCGAGCACCTGGGAAGTTCGAGGTCATCGACGGTTTCTACCGGCTGACGTGCTGCCGAGAGCTAGGGCGTGAAACGGTGCCCTGCATCATCCGGCAAGGCGTCACTGACGAGCAGGTGTTGGCCGCTCAAATCCGCGCCAACGCCGTCCGTCCCGAAACGACAACCATCGAGTTCGCCAAGCAACTCAAGCGAATCCAAGACCTACGACCCGGCATCACGCTGCCCGAAATCGCAGCGATGGTCAACAAGAACCCGCAGTGGGTGAGTAAGCAACTCAACCTCCTGAATCTCCCAACGCAGGTTCAGCATTGGGTTGACCGTGGCGAGATTCCGATGCAATCGGCTTACATGCTCGCCAAGGTGCCGCCTCGCGTTTGCATGGAGATGGCAATTCAGGCCCGCGTGATGGACACGACCACGTTTCAGGCGTGGGCCGCGAGCGTCATCAAGAGCTTCATGGAGTCGGTTCGCCAGGGAAAGCTAGACGCCCGATTCAACGACTTGGAATTCACCCCGCAGCCCCATCTGCGGCCTTTGAAGGAAGTCGTCAAAGAGATCGAAGCAAAAGAGCACGCGCCGATAGTCGTCACGACTGAGAACGCGAAGACGGCTCTGGAAGGCTTCATCGCGGCCCTGAAATGGGTCGCCAACATGGATCGGGAAGGCGTGCGAGAGCAACGCCAGAGGTACGAAGCAATTCGCCGCAAACCCGACCTTCTCGCTCTCTACCGAGAGCGTGAGGACGAATCAGACGAGCCGTAGCGGGTGGGCACCGCTACACCGGCTTTGTGACGCCCGTACTCAGAACGCAGAACGCAAAGGAAAAGAACGCAGCAGTGAAGTAATCAACCACGATTCGCAGCTTTGAAGTTTCCATTCCACAGTTTTGAAAGTTTGAAATGTCCAACAACGCGATTGTTCCTCTTGATCTGGCCGCTCTCCCTTCCACTTCGATTGGTGCCCTTGAAACCTTCGAGGACATCGCCAAGGGTTCCGATTTCCTTGGCCGCCTGCAACTGTTCGGCAAAGGCAAGTACGTCGATAAGGGACTGGTGAAGCCCGGTTGTTTCGGCATCCCGGTTTCCGCCGACGAGGCGATTGACCTGGGGCCGACCGTTGACATCCTGCCACTCGCTCGCCGCCCGAAGGCGATTGACATGAGCGACAAGCCGGTCGTCAGTGTGTACGACGAGACTTCGGAAGAGTTCAAGCGCATCGCCGCGCAATCCGAAGTCAAGAACTCCGGGTGCCAGTACGGGCCGAGCTTCTTGGTCATCGAGCGGAGCACTGGTCGCTTCCTCGAATATTTTTTGGGCGCTCCTACGCATCGCCCGGAAGCGAAGAAGATTTACCCGAACCTTCCTCTCACGGCGAACGACATCGAGCGAATGGCGGCGGCTGGCGTCGATGTCGCTGGCATGGAGCCGCACGGCCCGATCCCCGTCACGCTCAACCGCAAGTACATCGAGAAGGAATTCTCGTGGTACGTGCCCGTCGTGTTGGAGTGCAGCACTCCGTTCACCAAGCTGCCTCCGATGGACAAGATCGTGGCCGAGATCACCAAGTTCCTCTCGCAGAAGTCCGAGGTTGAGGACGCCCCTGCCGAGGAACCGAAGAAGTCGGGCCGCCGTCGGTAAATGCTTCATCCAAACGACTCTCTCGCGTGTATCTAGTGTGACGAGAGTAGCACCAAACTCCGCTCGGCCAGGGCGGCGACCGAACCGCCGCCCTGGCCCTTCTTTTGTAAATGATCGACGCCGTTCTTATCCAACAACCCGCCGTCAACTTCGCGGCCTTCCTGGGCATCGCAAACGAAGCGTTGGGTTACAGCCCTGGCCGGAAGTGTGACGCCAGCGGGCGGAAACTGAGCGACGCCGAGCGATTCATCTCTTGCCTGGAAGCGTTGCGTGACCCGCAGGCGGTTCCCGGCCTTTATCCGCATCTGTTTAACCACGTCTCGTTCAGCGTCTTAATCGCCGCCGACGAACGTGACTTGCTGGACGTGCTCGAAGTCGCATCTGGGATGCACTTCGTTACGACCGAGACGCAAGTTCGCGGCATCAACCTCGTAGTTGTCACCGGCACGCTGGCGCAATGGCGTGGGGCGGTGATTAGCGGCTCGCGGGTGCGTGGAGCCTGCCAAGCCTGCTACTGCAAGATTCTCCAACTCTTCGAGCAGGCCGGGCTGAATGTCTGGAACGATTGCACCAAGAAGCCCGACGGCAAACTCTTTCTTTTGGAGGATCGACGTACCAAATGACGTGCCGCCCGCTGAGCGTGTTGGAGGGCACGGACGCCGAAGCGTTGAAGTTGCTCTTGCGTTTGCATTGTGATGTAGAGCAGCCACGCATCCTCGATTGCACCTACAACGTCGGAAAGATGTGGAAAGGCTTGCCGTTCAAGCCACACCGCATGGACATCGACCCGTCGCTCGACGTTGACACGGTCGCGGACTTCACCGCGATGCCATTCGATGATGGGTCGTTCGACGTGCTGGTTTTCGACCCACCGCACCTTCCTGTGGCAGCGGCTTCCGAGGGTAGCTCCAAGATTTGGGAGCAGCAATACGGAATCACCGACTCATGCGAGCATCGCCAAGGCGACAACGTCTCGCCACTCTTTCCACTGTTTCTGCGCGAAGCAAAGCGAGTGCTGCGAGAAGACGGGATCATCCTCGCGAAGATTGCTGATCTCACCCACAACCATCGCTATCAGTGGCAGCACGTTGATTTCATCAACGCTGTGTTTGCAACGGGAATGACGCCTTGCGACGCCCTAATAAAGCGTGACCCCAAGGCTGGCAATCTCAAGTCCAGCAAGTGGCAAAACGTAAAGCATCTCCGCAAGGCCCACTGCTACTGGATCGTCGTTCGTAACTCTCGCCGCTGCGAGTGTCGGAAGAAAGAGGCGTAATGAAGATTGTTGAGTCCAAGTGGTACACCCACACCGCGAAAGGCCGCCGCATCGCCAAGGATGTGAAGATGGCTTTCGTGAAGGGCCGTATCGAGTTCCTCGTGTCGCCGTTCGAGTTCAAGGACGAGATCAAGGCGATGCGTGGTTCGCGGTGGCACGGCTACATCGAAGACGATAACCGCAAAATCTGGTCGGTCGAAGACTGCTTCCGCAACCGCTTCCAAATCCAATACCTCTGCGGCGAAGACCCCTACGAGTGGTTCGACCAAGAGGTAAAGCAGCACGAATACTCTCGACCGCTCCGCGCCCACCAGCGCGAGATGTCCGACCATTTTCTGACGTACCACTACGGCATCATGGCCGCCGAGATGGGCGTCGGAAAGACTCTGGCCGCGATCTCCGTGATGGAGATGTCCGGCGCTAAGAACTGGTGGTTCGTCGCACCGAAGAAGGTGTGCGAAGCCATCAAGCGTGAGTTCAAGAAGTGGAAGCTGGACCCCGGCATCAACGTCGAGTTGCTGACGTATGAGGCTTTCACTCGCCGCATGGACGAGTGGACCAAGGACCAGCCGCTCCCGCAAGGCGTCGTATTCGACGAGAGCAGCCGACTCAAGAACTGGGATTCACAGCGCACCAAGGCCGCTCAATTCCTGGCCGACAAGATTCGTGAGCGTCACGGCTACGAAGGCTACGTGATTCTCATGTCGGGCACCCCGTCGCCGAAGTCGCCGGTCGATTGGTGGTCGCAGGCCGAGATCGCTTGGCCCGGCTTCCTCCGCGAAGGTTCGGAGCGGGCGTTCAAGTATCGCTTTGCCTTCCTGGCCGACCGCGAGTTCGGTGCCGGTGGCGTCCACAAAGAGCTTGTGGCGTGGCGGGACGACGAACGCCGCTGCGATGTCTGCGGCATGTTCGAGAACGAAGGGCCGCACGAATACAACCTCGACGAACCGGATGCCGAGTTCCACAAGTACAAGCCGAGCGTCAACGAAGTGGCGTTGATGTATGAACGCCTGAAAGGGCTGGTCATCATCAAGCACAAGAAGGACTGCCTCGAACTGCCCGACAAGCAGTACCGCATCGTTCGCTGCCAGCCGTCGCCCGCCACGCTGCGGGTGGCCCAAGCCATCGCCGCGGCTTCGCCGACCGCCGTGCAAGGCGCGACGCTGCTGCGTGAGTTGAGCGACGGCTTCATGTACCGCGAAGAGAAGGACGGGATGACGAAATGCCCGACCTGCAACGCGACCGGCGAGATCGAAGAGTGGTACGACCCGAACGACGAAGAACGCACCTTTGGCGCGATTGACTTCCTCGACCCTGAGCTTGTCGCCCTGGTTGAGAAGCACAACGTCACCTGTCCACGGTGCGAGGGAACCAAAGAGGTTCCCAAGATGGTCCGCGTCGTCAAGGAAGTCCCCTGCCCCAAGGAAGACGCGCTCAAGGACTTGCTCGAAGAGAACGAAGAGCACGGTCGCATTGTCGTGGCGGGCGGCTTCACCGGGTCGGTGGACCGCATCCAACGCATCTGTCTGAGCGAAGGGTGGGATGTCGTCCGCTGCGACGGCACCGGCTTTCGCGTCTTCCGGCGTGAGTCGGACGGCGAAGTCAAGGTTCTGCACAAGGCCGTACCGCTCGATTACTGGGCGGACATGGACAACCCGCGTGTTGCGTTTGTCTGTCACCCGGAGAGCGGCGGCTTGGGTCTGACGTTGACCGAGGCGTGCATGATCGTCGTCTGGTCGAACAGCTTCAAACCCGAATACCGCATCCAGCTTGAGGATCGCATTCACCGTGACGGTATGGACACCAATCGTGGTGCCACCATCGTCGATTTGATTCACCTGCCGACTGACGAACGCACTCTGAAAATCATTCGCGAGAACCGAAAGCTCGAACTGATGACGATGGGCGAGTTCGCGTCTGACACGTTTGAGGGCACCGCTGCGTAATGAAGCACGACAAGAAGAAAATCGCCGCACTCAAAGCCGACTTGGCGGCGGGCATGAGCCAGCCGCAAGCCGCCGAGAAGTACGGCATGTCGCGGTCGGCGGTGTCCGACGTGGCGACCGGACGTTCGCATAAGGAAGTACCCTGGCCCAACGGCGAACCGCCGATCAAGCGGGCTGGCGGCCAGCGGGTCAAACCCGACTACGATCCGACCAACGAGCGGATCAAGGAACTGGAAGCCGAAGTCGAGCATCTGCGAGAGGAACGCAACCACGCCAACAAGCGAGCCAAGGCCGGTGCCAAAGAGCACGGCATCTTCAAGGCGATGGCGACTGAGTTGGAGTCGCGTGTCGAGGCGTTCGTTCCGCTCCCCAAGGCTCGCGATCTTCGCCCGCGCAAAGGCGTGATCGAAGAACACGTCGTTATGCACTTGAGCGACGGGCACCACGACC